AAATATTTTGTTATATTCATTGTCATCTAATACTGTATTATTTTTTATGTATTTTAGAACAGATAGTTGATTATCATTGATTGTAGTATTTAAAGTTTCCGTTCCTTTAAACTTGACTGAAAATTGATTGTTGCCATTGGCTCTATCAAATAAGACAAGTTCAGTATTATCTATGGAAAATTTTTCAAAAACTAAGGTTTTATAATCAGTTTTCTTATATTCATATTTGACTATCTTACCATTCAGGAAAAATTCATAATAGAAATCTGCTGTAAAAGATTTGCTATATGCATTGAGGTAGTTTTTATACTTAGAATCATTTCTGTTTTTATCAGTTAAATGCTCTATTATATCAAAAATCGCTAATCCTAAATTAGATTTGCCCATGCCATTGTGCCCATAAATCATGGCACAATTAACGATATCATTCTTGACGCAATTAGAATTAAATGTATATCCATTAGTTTCAGAGAGATCTAGCATGAAATCTTTCTCAAAACATTTAAAATTAGAGACTTTAAATTTCCTAAGCATTTGGAGTATTTTTTTAAATTTGAAACAAATATAAGCAAAAAACAACTACCGTAATTTTTTTACGGCATTTTTTTATGTATTTCTAGTTATTTCACTTACTTTTTATCTGTTTCTCAAGTTTTCTCCTGTTTCTTCCTTGCGCCTGATGGACTCATCCATTGAATACAGCGCATCAAGCAGCAAGCCCCTACGAATCTCCGGCTTCTTGGTCATGTCAGACTGTGCCAGGGAATCAAGTAGTCGCAGCTGGGCATCGAATATACGTCCATTATTTTTTCCTTCTCCTGAAAATATTCGTGGATAGGCTGCGCTCATGCAGGAGAGGCTTCCAAGAATGTACCAGTACATGATCATCTTCCTGTCGTCGGGAAGACGTTTCAGAATAGCTGCATCCTTGTCCAGACGATTGATATCAAATTCGTTCCCACGATGCCACAGGCAGGCTAGGAGATGGTTGATCTTTTGAGGATCCAGCTGCATCGCATCCAAATAGGTTTGCATGTACATGAATTGCTCAAAGGTGATATCGAACAGCTGGTCTTCCGGTCCGATGAATTTCCGGCACCGGAAGCGGAGTGTCGGGTAAGGATTGACTGTCAGTTCCGGATTAATGAGATATAGCCTCTGTGAAGTGATACGGTTTTCTTCCTCACGCATCAGGAAGTGAAATTGATCAGCAAGCAGGCTGATCTCTTCGGGATGAAGGAGGTACCGACGGCTGCGGATCCGGAAGCGGACTGTTTCACTTTCCTGCCCAATTTTGATACGGACATATTCTTTGAAAATTTTCTTGTGCCGGCATACGTGAGCTTTCAGGCAATAGAGCATCATGTAGATCTTAACTTGTTCTACCGGTATATTCGATTTAGTGAGTTTAACCAGGTATAGGAGCTGCTTCGGGGTGAGCTCGTCCCAGCTTCCAGGAAGTGTGTATGTATCGTCATTGATTTGTATCGTATGCATATTATTATGATATTGAAGTGAATAGCTTCTTTTTTTTGGAGTTAAAGTCAATAGCCTGGGATCTTGTTTCAATGCCTAGTTCTTCTGCATTTTCGACCAGACAAGTGTGTATTTTCCCGGCATAGTAGGTTGCCTGACTAGCAAAGAAATTACCGTTTGCGTCCGGATCCTGATAAATCGGGCGGATGGCAGGTGAATATTCTATTGCTTTGCTGGCGACACGTTGCTCGGTTGTCTTTTGTGAGGTATAGAGCTCTGCCGTCTTATTTGCAAGAAAACGAATGATATGATCAATGAGAACCTGCTGCTTGGGTGTCGGTTTATCTTTAGAGTATGCTTCCCTTAAATCCGCATATACATTGTCCGGTATCATTTCACGAATATTTCGTTCCTGAAGCTGACGGATTGTGGGGTACATGATACGATAAGACAGGGTGGAGTAATCGATGTCTACCATGCCAAGATCCTGAAAATCGTGTGCATTCCGGATAAAGCAGAAAGGGGAAATATGTTCTGTTACGTACTCCGGAAAATCTTCCTTATTTTCTTCCAGGTAGGTTATAAGCCGGTCAAGAGCTTGCATTCCCCGGAAGCACAGGTTCTCCTTTGCCGCCGCTATTTTTGAATCACTGGCCGGAGAACGTTGTCCTTGTACATTACTGACCGTGATACCGGTATCCCCGAACATGACTCCGAGTTCATTCGTCGCAAGCATTAAGGTCAGCGGGCCAAGCGCACGCAATAATTTGCTATATATCTCAGATCCTTGGTCTGTCAGAGCTTGTTTAATGACGGATTGCCCTACATAGGGTTTAACATAGATATCAAGAGCATCCTCAATATACGGTTCAATAGATTCATAAGGCAATGACGAATTGATCTTGACTACCTTCTTTAAGGTCTCAATATCGGGAATTAATGCGTTCATTTTTCTTCAGTTTCTGGAGTTAGACCTGTGTTTTTTGTAGCTCCCGTTCCCTGATCAAGGGTGGTGAGCTGGCAGTTGGTTACAGAGAAATAGATGTCCGAAGGCCATTGATTGACTGCCTTGGCAAAGTACAGAGGTTCAAGGGTTGCGTCCTGGTACATCTTCATGAGGGCTTGCTCGATGGTGAACAGTTCGCGTGCTTCAGTTCCATTAATGCTTTTGCCTTTACCGGGTGCGGATCCGATGATGGAAGGATGTACTCCCATTCCATAACACATCATGTTGCTTACTTCCTCGCTATCCTCAATATATTCGCCACCTTTGAAGAACGATTCAAGAGGAGTAATGATGATATCTTTATCCTCGAAGCCTTTTACTCTGTCATACCTGAAATGTGAAACAAAGCCTTTTCCGGCATTTTCCTCGCCGGCAAGGAAATCGTTCATGTCATCAAGAAACTTTTGCCTGCGGGCAGTTTTTTCATCATCTTTGACGACCTTTTCGTCTGCAAATAGCTTCTCCCAAAATGTATCCTTGATATATACGATATACCTGAGAGCCATCTGATTTTTAATCAGAGATTTCTTGAAGATGGGAATAGCACAGGAGAAGTCATACCATCCTGAAGCAAATACGCTCCACCAGTACGGGCGACTATAATAAAAGCGTCCTGGCGTCGAAATACGCAGATTGTGAATGAATCTGCGATCTTTTCCGATGACGAGGTTTCCTTCATCATCAGGAGCAAGTCCCATCCTCTTCTTAAGATCCAACAAAGGAGTCTGGCGATCGAGCAGGGGAGTGGCGACAAGATCTTCAGGGGTACCTTTCTTCCATTCCGCTGAATATCCATGCCATTCACTTTTACCGGTCTTCTCGTCAATCTCGCTAATACGTGAGCAGGTTGCCTCTTTTGCTTTGATCTGTACGAGTTTGGGCGATTTCGGATCATTGCTGAGTATGTACTCTAAATAAGCATCGTAGAAGATGACAAGATCATTAGCGAGTTCGACACGGATGAAGTTGAAGTTATTGTTCTCAAGGAACTCAAAGATTTCGGGTTCTTCTTCCGGAAGCACTTCCTCTTTGATGATTTTGCGGGTTTTTCCGTCGCGTTTCTTCCTGTAGACGAGGATGCTGTCCCCAAACACGACTTTATTCTTAAATTCAACATTACTGCCAATGGTGACATTGGTGCCGATTTTACGCATAATGTCGTACATCATGTCGTTATTCCTTCCGCGTGGAATGAACTTGATTGGATCCTTTTTTCCCTTAGGGACGACTTCAACGGCTGATGCCTCCTTGTCAGTCACAATGTCGCTGTTATCGCTGAATTGGATAACTTTCTCACCTCCTTTCAGGACTGCATAGGTTTCGTACCCTTTCATAACTAGGTTAGGTTGTTGCTTTGATTCCATATTAAAAATATACTTTGAGATGATTAAACTGGGTGATAAGGCAGCGTCGGATCTTGCGTGGTGTGGCTTCACCGGCTTGCAGTACATTGATTGTACTACCGCTGCTATGAAATGAAGTGAGTACAGCACGTTCATAAGTGATTAGTTCCCCGGTACTCTTCTTGCAGAACTGGATGGAAAACTCTATAGGCTTTCCATCCGCATATCGTTCCATCAGCTTCCATATTTTACTTTGATGGATCCTTTTGCTTGAATCTTGCATGGATGATTAATGTTAAGATGATAAGAATAATAGGGATTCCGATGATCAGGCCATACTGGATCCCGTTGTCTATTCCGGCAGCTACAGAACTGCCGGCATCTTTGTGGGAGGCTGACTGTTTGCTTTGCTGAAGCGTGAGATCATTCTTCGTTTCTTGACTCTCAGATACGTGTATAGTGTCATCTTCCTGTAGCAAGGTCTTGACTGTCTTTTCGTTCCCTTCAATCTCGATATTCGATATCGGGGATAAGCCGGTCTCCGGATCTGCCGGCTTTGATGTGTCGAAGTTAACTTTGACTTTCCAGCCTTTGCCCGCTTCTTCTTGATTAAGTTTGAATCGGGAGCAGGCATCTTCAGTTCTGATGCGTAGAGCTGAGTCTGAGATAGAAAGACGGGTTTGCTCTTGAGTGCTACTATCGTTTTGATAAGTAGCACGGCAACCACAAAAAGAACAAGCGCATGCAAGGCTGGCAGTACAAATAAGAATGTGTGCATAGTGTTTCATTGTTTTCGATTGTTACACGATAGGTTTATACATTTGAATCGTTTGAGATCAGCTATTTCTTTTTCGTTATCCGCTATCTTTTTATCCTGCGATTGCTGATTATTTTCCAGCTTCTCAATGCGAGTTGTCCACCTCGTTTCGCTTTCCTCTTTGTCTTTTTTCATAGTTAGCTTATCAGCTCGCAGGTCAGCGATGAGCTCTTGATATACGTCCTGTACAGAGCTTAGAGCTTTAGCTTCTGCCTGCTTTTTAGTGTATTTGAGGGTGACGAATCCTGTGATGGTTGATAGAAAGCTACCACCAAGTATGAATGCGAGCAATTGTTGTTTAAGGATGGGGTCCATGTCTTGTTTTTCAGCAAAGGTATCAGGTATGTAGTAGGTCGTAAAGGACATGGCAGAGGCCCAAAAATGATGAAATGAAATTTGTTTACAAGCGATGAAGCCCAGCATATAAGGGGTGAAAAAAAACTTTAGATCGAAACATTTTCTTAGGGCGGTGCGTGGTCGGACGGGATAAAAAGGAGAAATTTTTCCTCTTTTAATTTGTTTATATATTGAGAATTAAAGTTTTATATTTTTAATGATGAGAACTATCTGAGACTTGGGATGGACTATGTTGGTTGTGAAAAAATTAAAGAGGGTGTGTCAATACTCAATCTCAGAGAAAATGAACTTTTAATCTAAAGCTTGACAATACCCATCTGCAATAAAAAGAACCATATCATTACTCCGAAATGGAGTTTGATACGGCTCTTTTATGTTTATCAGTTACAATCCGTAACTTTTCTGAGGGCTCATTGTAGTTTTGACACCCCTTCTTTAAATACTTAATTTCAGTTTTATCGAGTAGATATTGATAAATAGTTCCATAATGGATCATGTATTTTCATTTTATTTTCTATTACTAGTTCATCGTCTCCACGAAAAGAATAGCGTATATTTTCTCCTGTATTTCCTATAATTCCAATGTTATATAAGTGGCTCAATATATCTCCTATTTTATACTTGTTTAATAACTTGTCTAAACTTGAATACATTTTTCTACTTTGATCACATTTTTGAGAGATCTGAGCAAAAGTAAATGGACATTTTAATGCTGTTAGCATTTTTTTTATGCCGTCTATTTCGTCAGCAGAATAGAATGCACTTAATTCTTCCGCATGTTCAAACCAACTTTGAGTTGAGTACTCTTTGTTAATGCCATCGAAAACTTGATGAGAAAACTTTGCTTCATTCGGATACTGTTGTTGTGCTATATTTAATAATCTAACTATATCTCTAGGTCTATACCAAGTTCTATGTAGGATGAATTCCCTTGTAGGTTTCATGTTAATCTGTTCTGGAAAGTATTTTTTCCAAATTTCATCTTCCGTGGATACATCAATCCCTAATGATTTTTCACTTGATTGTATTTTCTTGTTTATGATCCTAATTAATGGATGTTCATTGATATTTCCTCCAGATTGTTGCCACTTTAAATTTACTCCAAAATCTAAGATAGGTTTATTGATTTCTTTACCAGTGGCATGCATTGCTGAGATTACTTCACTTCTGATAGCTGATATAACATGGATATCATACTTTAGTTGTTTAGATATATTGTTGATATTATATATAGCTGTAATAAGATCTCGAATTAATCTTATGTCCTTTTGATATTGTTTCTGTTTTGAAAGAGTAAGTTCTAATTCATCAATAAAAATATATAGTTTATGACTACTTGGTGTCAATCTTTTGTATAGTTCACTAGCCTGTCTTACTATTTGTGAAAATTTGACTAATTTAGCTTCTTTATTATCCCATTCGAACTCTAATCCGAGTTTTCCTTTCAAAAGTTCTACATCTCCTTCGATTTCGACATTACCTCTTTTTAATTTGGGAAATAAAGCAAAAATGCCTGATTCTTCATTACCTAATTTAGGAGCTAAGACACAACTGCAATATTTCTCCCAATTATTATCATCCCTAAAGAATAAATTGGTAGATTGTTTGGATAGTCTGACTATTTGTCGATGAAGAAACCATTGCCATACATTTGAGAAGTCTTCATCTATGTTGGTGTCTGGATTTTTTAATGCTATATATGTGTTGGCTGCTTGGCTGAAGGCAGTTTTGTCCTCTTCTGAAAATTCGGATTTAAATAATATGAAGGAAGAATGACACTTCGGTATCGTTTCTAAATGTAAATCAATATATCTTAGAAGTGCAGTCTTTCCGGTTCCTTTTAGTCCTGAAATATAAAAACGTTTTCCATCAATAAAGTCTTTTATATCAATATTTTCCGGTATAAGGAAGCTGTTGCGGAAAAGTTCTTTTTCTTGGGTCGTATTTCCTGCAAGTTCATTTTTAGCATCTGTTTTTCCAAAGAAGAGGTCCTTGAGTTGAAGTGTTTGTAACATGATTATAAACATTTAAATTTAGGTTGCTAAAATATAGAGAAATATTGATACTTAAAAGTAAAATGATATTTATTTTTAAAGTGAATGTACCTAGTATGGTTGTGCTAATACAGGAAAATATATATTTAGATGTATTTTAACAGTGATTTTATTAATTTTTCAAGAAGAATACACCACTGGTGTTTGATCCAGGTGCCGTGAAATAGAAGTTCATGCCTAACCACAGCGTGTCAAATGCATCAGTTATGTGCGTCTTATATTCATCTGGATTATCAGGAGTGTCATCGCTCCCTTCAGGCGTTTTATCCTTTTCAAATCCATTCTTTCCCTGCTTGATGCCAGTCTGTTCCATTGCGATCTTCAGAAATTCATTTTGATGCAAGTTTATTTGGACCCACAGAAATTGCGGATCTCCTTTCAGAGTCAAGTCTATATTCAGATGCTTCCACTCATGTTTCGGGGCTTGACCGACATAGACCATCGTCACGTTGTATCCATTCTCTTTGAATACCCGTTCAATGATATCGGCATAAGTTTCTGTAGTGGATCCTGACTCCCAGGTGAACGTATGATCATAGTAGACTACTATATCGTGATTAAGTTTCGGACGGTAGTAGTCGGCTATCATCTTGACAAGATCTTGTAGCTTCCCTGGTGTTTTGACATAAAATGACTTGAGAATGCGCATCGTGTGTTCATTCAGTTGGCCTACGACAGCTGTGGAGATGGATGCATTTGAGTCGAATGCCAGGTGTAGTTCCTGATCGAAGTCAAGATCTCCGTCTCCCAAACAGCCGCAGGAGGTCAGTTTTCCCCAGTTGCACCCAAGATTCCGGAGGCGTCCATTGTCTTTCGGGATATAGAAGTGAATATTATCATCCAACGCAGAATAGAAGCCGTTCGGTACACGGAACAGGCGTTCGTTCATGAAAGCGGTACGCCAAATTAGCGGTGGTGAGTTACGATACATCTGCCAGATAAAATCTTCTCCCAGCACTTCAAGGTTGTCGAATACGTCGTATTCACCATAGAAAACCGTGTACTCTTTGGTTTTCCCCGGCTGCGGTTTGATTGGAGGCTGATATTTCCTTGCTAGATCCAGGTCAAATTGATATTCTTTGATCTGACGCATCACATGATCCGTGAGTGGCTTGCGTTTGTACTCCTGCAGTTTGAGATATAAGTTTCTGATCAGGTTGATGTGAGGTGGGGACATTTCATCCATCTTGTCCAGAATCCATTTCCCCATCGATGCGGTCGGCATATCTGTGGAGTAGCTTACACTGTGATGGTGCGGGCATTCACCGAAGTATTGCCGGTTACCTCGGTTGGCAGGATCTACTTCACTTTTAATCTTCTCATAGTTGAGAAACTTAGCTTCAGGGCCTATCACCCAATCCAGCGACATAGAGTTGGCAGACATCCCTTGGTTGAATGACAGGATCACCATGACCGTACCATTCCAAAAGTGGAATGCATTGCTCCAGCCTTCACCCAGAACAGGACGGACAGGTTTGGCGAATCCCATGCTTGCCGGTGCTTTATGACCAACCACATAGTGAATGCCTTGAATGTATCCCCATTCAGCCAAAGCCTTGCAGATTGCCGGGAGAGTATTTCCCCATGCCTTAGCGTATGACGGAGAGATGAGACCACCCAAAGATCCCGGCATTTCCCATACATTCCGGAGGATAATTCGGGCATCAATACCTTCGGACTTCCCGGTACCACGTGATGCGACTATATACTCGTCATGTGCGTTGATGGCCATCGCCTGGCGCTGCATCTTATTGAAGAATTTGTCTACGACTTCATATTGCTTTCTGCGATGTTCACGGGCAGATAAGATAGGAGAGAGGGGAGTACTCATTCTTCTTCCTCCTCTTCGATGGGACGAATGTCCACCGCTTTTTTGCTCAACATACCTTTGAATCTGCTTCGCATTTCCGACCTGGTTCCTTCAAGATCTTCAATAGGTTCCAGACCTTCCAGAAGGGTAACATCATCTGAAGGCTCAAATGATGGAGGAACGAGCTGGGAGTAGTCGAATTTCTCATCTTCTTTGTCCGAGCGAGTGTATTTACCTATTTTGTCCAACGCTGCAGCTGCTCCCTTGGCATCTTCTTTGTCTATTGCCATATTGAAGGCTTTTTTCCCGCCTTCGACAATCATATACCGATACCAGGCTTTTGCGGCCAGTTGAATGTTGCCAACCAATCTGTTGATCATGCCGATGTCCCGGTATGCCTGTGACTGTGATACGGCATCTGCGTTACCTCCGCATCCATTCATTAGGAAGTTGACAAGTTCGGTGTCTTGGATCAGAGGATCTTCCATTTTTTTGCTGACACATAGCATCATTCGTTTTTTTATTTCCATTTCACGTTGGGACAGGATGCTTGATGCTTCCTCTCTGTCTTTGAACAAGGCATGTTCTATCCGGTCATATGTGGAATCTTTCTTAGGCATAACTATAGTGGTTTGTTGTATTCAAACGAAAGCGAGGACAACACTAGATGTATCGCCCTCGCTTGTGCATGAACTGTTCATAGATCCAGGGGCAATGCCTCTGATGTTATTCCTTACTTGCGCTCTGTTGCGTCGCAATTTCCTTTTCCAGTGCTGCCAGTTCTTCTTGGTAGCCGGCAACACGATCTAATGCATTTTGCATAACAGTCTTTTTACCTTGAGATTCGGCGCGGTTAGCAGCAGATTGGCTGTTAGTAATGTTTTGTTTCAGACGTTTAATCTGACGGGCGATCTCAATACCGCGTACTACACCATTCTCACTGTATACCGGTCGTTTCTCTTTAAGGCTCAGTTCACCTTTTCCTTCTGCCCAGGCATCGATTTGTTTCCAAAGCCGGCGGCGTTCGTCATCGAGCTTGCAGAGCTCTTCGGCTATAGGCTGCCGTTCTTCTGCCGGGATCTCCGAATTAGCTACATCGTTATGCAGGCTTGCATATAGAGGTGCGATTTCCTTGATACGGGCATAAGCCTTGCGAATAGACGGGCTGAGTGATTCTTCTGTGATGATTTTGACGCTTGGTGTGTTCAGAGCGTTCACTTCGTTCTGTAAGGCAGATAGCTCTGACATCTTCTCGTCAAACTGTTCCTGAAGGGAAACAAGTTCATCTGCGTGACTTTCACTGTCGTCCTCTAAACTGTCAATTCGTGATCGAAGGTTATTGACCAACTCCTCCAGGGAGGCGATATTCGCTTGCTTGGATTCGATCGTTTTTTTTCGATCATCCTCGCTCATGGTCTTTACTACAACAATTTCTTCCATTGCGGCAGGATATAAGGAAGGGGAGAATTTAATCTCCTTGTCGAGTTTGGACAAGCAATTAACGAGCTGGGTGAAATGCGGATCAAAAATGTGTGGATCTTCCGGAGCTGCTGCCAGGTAAGCAGCAAATTTCTTTTTCATAGCTTCCTTTGCGAGAGCATTGAAAAGAACCAGGCCGTCAGCATATTTGCGCTGACGGTCTCCTAACCATTGGCTGAGTTGTTCTTGTCTGATCATGATTCTGGTGCGGGAGCTGGTTTAAATCCGCCTATCACTTCCATATCTATGGGAGTCTCAAGGAAGATCGCAGAGTAATTGGAATCGGCGGTAGCCGTATAGGTGGTACCGCGACGATCACCTCTTGCTTTTCCTCCATTGAAGGAAGGAGCAGTAGAAGCATATAATCCCGGCTGTCCCATGATCATTTGCCTGCCGTCGGAGTCTTCAAAGATGTAATAGCCTGCTGTGTTTTTTACCAATGCATTGAATGCATGCATTTCAGGGGTATTACCAGGGAAGAAGAAGCTTAACGTCAGTTTATAGCTGATCCCGTCAGCTTCTCCCTGTTGCTCCGCTTTATATTCGACTGTCGCATCTGTACTATATAGATAAATAGGTTGCTTATAT